AAGCTACTGATTATCAACAGTATGGTGGTACAACATGTAAATCTGGTAAGGATATTTGTCAACACGAAGAAGTAGAGGAATTTGTTGAACAAATTAGAGATATATATCCTGATGGTATGCCTCCAGGTAAGTCTTTATGGAAAAAAATTAGAGATCCAGAACTCAAAAAGCTTTCTCTTTATGGAATGGATTACGGTCAAAAATATGGTGTAGATAATGTTAATGCATTATACCAAGGTAATATGACAATCGTACCAGGTAACGATGATACATATGAGCTTGATGCTCACCATGTTGTGTATAATGGTGACATCCCTACAGGTGATTATGAACCTGTATTATATGGAAGATATAGCGGTTCACGTGGTGGTAACCACGGTATTAAAGACTTAAGAACTTCAATTTCACCGATGGCAAAAGTATCAAAAAATACCCAAGATATTAAACTAAATAAAGCTAATATAGCAGCTATAGACAACCCAGATACTGAAATAGAAGACTTATTATGATAGATTTTAAACATTATTACCACGTTATTGTTGAAGGAGGCAATGTATTTAAGCAATTACCAACTTCACGTATTCAACTAGCTAACATCAAACCAACAGTTGATATGCTCTCGAATATTGTTGGTATTAATCTTAATAAGTGTTTATTAGGTAGTACAGGTAAGAGAGAATCTTCTGGTGATTTAGATATAGCTATTAATAATCAAAAGTATACAAAGGATGAATTAACTGCTATATTAAAAAACTGGTGTGAAGAACGTAACTTAAATCCAAAGGATTATATATCACGAACAGGTATAAGCGTACATTTTAGATCACCTATTGTTGGCAGTGAAGAAGAATTTGTACAAACTGATTTTATGTTTGTACCAGATGTTAAGTTTGCACAATTTGTGTTAGCAAATGATGAAGCAGTACCATATAAAGGTATGCATAGAGCAGTTATACTCTCTAATCTCGCTAAAAATATTAACTGTAAATGGAGTGGTGTAGCAGGTATTACTGATAGAGCTTCAGGTGCTGTTGTAGAGGGTTCAAATCCAGATAGAGTAGCGCAAATACTATTAGGTGATAAGAGTGCAAAAGCTCGTAACTTAAAAACAATACCTGATATTATTTCATTCTTATACAAGAAGTATAATGATACGAATATAGTATTATCAATATTAGCTGACGCAAGGCAAACAATCCTAAAGGATGGCTTAGATATAGCTACTTTTTTACCACAACAAAAAATTACTGAGAGTACTACAGCTGAAGGAACACGTGTTGGTGTGCAGCATCTATATTCGGAATATAAACCAGATCAATACTCTATGAGTTTTGAGAATTTTGTTAATTTTATCGATGTACTTCAAGATACACAAGGTATTATTCAACCAGGTAATTCAAGTGTATCGGAAAAAGCTGACGGTTTGAGTGTAAAGTTCGGTATTACACCGGAAAATAAATTCTTCCTACAAGGTAGCTACTCAGGTCCCGTAACTAACGGTGATTTTTCAGGTAAAATAAAACACGCTCCTACACAAGCAGCTTTTGAAAGTAGTTTCGGTAAGATAAAAAGTATCGTAACTAAAACTTTAAGCAAATACAAAAAAGATCTAGATTTAGATGGTATAAGAGTACAAGCAGAATGGCTTTATTCACCCTTTGCTCTTACGCGTGAAGAGAATCCTAATGTTGTATACTTTGTAGCTACTAACTATGATAGAGATAAGCTAGGTGTATGGTCTACATTCCCTATTATTAATATAACAGATTATAAAGGTAATGAATTACCTGATGACATCAAATATGATATTACAAAAAGTATTGTTGATCTATCAACAAAGGATGTAAAATTCTTACCGCTTGGTATAGATGTATTCAACCCTATTAACTTATCACAAGAAATGCAGTTAGCTAATCAAGAGATAACTAATTTTATATCACAAAATCCTAATTACAAAGAAATCCTTAATAATCCTTCTAGAAAACGTGAAGATCAACAAGAGAAGAAAGCATTAAGGCAGCACATTGTAAGAGTACTATTACCTATTCAGAAGAGAATGCACTTAAAAATCTTAAATGAGCTTAATAAGCTAGCAGGTAAACTAGGAGAATATGAAGGATTAGTAATAAAACTTAATGGTGTAAATAATAAACCGTTTATATTCAAGGTTATATCACCAACATTTCACAAAAACAAAGGTAGAATATGATTAATTTTAAACAATTTTTTGAAAAGTTAGAAAACGTTGAGACGATAGCTGTATTACCTGGGGGATTTAAACCACCTACAAATGGACACTTTCAAGCACTAGAGAATCTATTACAAAATGCAGACAAAGGAGTTGTATTTATAGGCAAGAGTCCTCGCGATGGTATAGATCAAGAGATGGCATATCAAATATGGTCGATTTATAAACCATACCTATCGAAGCCTGTAAGTATTGAAAAAAGTCCTATAACACCAGTTAAGTCAACGTATGATTTAGCTGAAGAACATACTAATGTTAATATAATAGTAGGTGCTGGTGCAAAAGATGAAGATATGACCAGATATAATTCTTTTATCAAAAACCCTGACAAGTACCCACACGTTGTTGTAACACCTATTAGTATACAGGGTGGTGGTATAAGTGGTACTGAAGTGAGAAATATGATTGCAGCTAAAGATCCTTCTGTTGTAAATTATTTTGTACCTCAACAAATAAAGGAAACAGATAGAGAAAGAATAAAGAGTATCCTGGGTATTGCATAAATAATGTTATGTTAAAACGTAAAGATCAAGATTTACTTTCTGAAGCCTACGGTCAAATAGGTCATCAAGATTTAAGTGCGCCGAGTTTAATGGGTAAGCCGGTAATGATAACTATGGATATGCCCGGTGCAGAAGTATCTGGAGGTAGCAACCACGGGGAACATCATCATGAAATTGATATGGAAGAAGTTGAGATGGCGATATCGGATCTTAGTAAGTTATCTAAACTATCACATAAACTACTACACATGCTTGAAGATCAACAATCTCTCGAGGGTTGGGTAGCTGCTAAGATAACAAAAGCAACAGATTATGTATCTTCTGTTTTTGATTATATGACAGATGAGAGTGAAGATAGCTGTGGTTGTTCAACTGATTCTGACGATGAAGGAGCATATACACAGGGGTATGAAGATACTCATGAGTGCCCGTATGCAGCTGAAGGTTGTAAATGTGGAGGATGTGATGAGTGCCAATGAGAACGTTTAAACAATTCTACGAAAAAACAGTTATAGGTCTCATTGAGGAGATGGAAATAGCTGGGCTAGGTAAGATCAAAGTCAAAATTGATTCTGGCAACGGTGCATACAATGTATTACACGGTGAAGATCTTACACAACAAGGTTCTAAAGTATCCTTTACTACAATTAACGGTAAGCGATTAATAAAAGATATTGTCGATACTGTAAGTATTAACGTAGGTGCAGGTCATGTAGAGGAACGACCAGTTGTAAAATTTAGAATAAAGTTTGCAGGTACTGAATTTGATGATGTACCATTTAGTATCGGTAATAGATCAGAAAACGAATATAAGATACTTGTAGGTAAGGACTTTATCAAACAATTAGATGCTCTAATTGATGTAAATTCTAAGCATATTGCAAGTGATCATATTGATGTACACTATGATACCAACTAGGTGACTGTCTAGCTGTCCATGTAGCAAATTCCTTATCGTGTATAATATAAGCTCGATACTGATCTACAACACTTAATTCGTTAAAGTTAGGTAGTTTGCGACAGTTACAATCTACACCAATAGCTACAGCATAAGGTGTCAGAGGAATATCGGTTGTAATAATATTATGTACATTTTTACTACACCACTCTATAAAAGTTCTTGTAAAATGTTCCTTTGAGTCAGGCCATCTATACATACGCTCAGTAAACATTTCGAGAGTATGATTTACAAGCCATTCAAAGTTAGATTTAGTTTCTCTAGCCCATATAGAACATTGATGCTTAGCATAACCTTTACCAGATTTACGTGGTTTACCTGATTGCGTTCTAGGAGTAGAAGGATGGTCTAAGAGTTCTTGAGGAAAAGCATGCGCTAGCATAATAGCACCCTCAATTTGCATTTTAGACCTTACGTGTTGATCACAAAGATCCCGTGCTGCTAACACGGGATCGTCGTTAGTTACGAAAATATTCATAACTTAGTATATGTAAGTTCCTTTACTTAACAGAAGCCATCTTAATAAAATCATAAAATTCCAAACGCGTTTTTGCGTCAGTCATAAAGTCTCCAGAAAGCTTACTAGTTACCATATAACAACCATCATGTCTCACTCCTCGATTACATGCACATGTATGTTGAGCTTTAATTAAAACGGCAACACCTAAATTACCTATACAAGCGGTGTTAATTGCGTTATGAATCTGTACACTCAACCCTTCCTGAATTTGCGGACGGCGAGCATAAAACTCTACTATTCTATTAAGCTTACTAAGTCCAATAACCTTACCGTCAATACTAGGAATATAAGCGAGATGAGCTACACCTGTAAAAGCTAAGTGGTGATGTGAACAAAGAGACTTAACAGGAATATTACATTGAGCAACAATACCATCATAACCCTCATTCGGAAATGCAGTTACATTAGGTTGACTATCATAACAACCGGTTGCAATATCATTAACAAAAGCCTTTGCAACTCGCATCGGCGTATTATCTGAGTTTGGATCATTACGCCAATCAAAGCCCAAAGCATCCATATATTTTTCATAAGCTTTAGCTGCACGTTTAATAATAGCCTGCTTTTCTTTCTCTGTGCGTGGAGCATTTCCGTTTGCATAAGGTAGTTTAATAGGCTCACCAATTTCTGAATTATCAAAATCTTCCATAATCACAATTATAAGTAATAATTTATAGATTTCAACTATAAATATTAGTATGCACAAAGTTTCGCAGCGGGAATTAATAGGAGAAGGATTTTTAGATACAATGCGTCGTGCAGGCGGTATCGCAAGAGCAGCAGCAAAAGGTGTAGCGAAAGGTATATACGCAATGGATCCTAGCGGATTTAATACAATAGCAGCACCGTTTAAAACTATTGCAGCACCTATAACGGGTGCTTTAAAACAAATTAAACAAGATGATCCAAAGAAATTCGTCTTGCAAGAGTTAAAAGCGTCGTATTACAAAACCTTCAACCCCAACAGTATAGAGGTTTTAGAGGTTAAAAAGGATACAACATCTCAACAAAATGTTCAATATTTACCTAAAGTTAATACAGATACAAATAGACTTATAGTTAGTTTTAAAGCGGAAAGATTTATACCAACAGGTGGCTCATCACCATCTGAAACTTATTATGCTTATGTTTTTAGAGGTGGAGAAAAAAACGAATTTTCAATGGATGTAAGAGATAAAGAGGGTAATCCAATACAAGGTGAAAAAAGTAAAAAAGCTGAAAAACCTACTTTTAATAGTATTATAAAAAACTACCAATCAAAAGGTAATGTTATTACAGTTGCCTTATTATCAACTATTATTACCAAAAATCTAGGTATTAGTGGACGACAATACGCAAATAAGCTATCCCCTGGTGCGTCGGATATGGATGGGGTTATTATGGATATTACGAATAAAACAACCGTTCAGGATGTACTTGACGCAGATGATATTAAAAGTGTTTATCAAGTATTACAAACACGTGGATTAACAGAAAAAGTTAAAGTATCTCAAAAAGTTTTACTTGAACAGTTGAAAAATTTATCGTAGTATTTATACTATAGATATGAAATCAAATGCTGTTTTTCAGTCAACAAAAGTAATCGAGCTCGGTTCATGCGCATTTAGACAATGGCGAGCATCACATTCACACTGCAGATTCCTTCATGGATATCAGCTCAAAGCTAAACTATGGTTTAGCGGTTCATCGCTCGATGATAAGAACTGGGTAGTTGATTTTGGAGGCTTAAAAGAACTTAAAGCTAAACTAAATAGTATATATGATCATACAACTACTGTTGCTGCAGATGACCCTGAACTAGAGACGTTTAAGCAGTTACATGATAAGGGTATTATTCAACTATATATTCTAAAAGATGGTGCGGGGATTGAACGTGCAGCTGAAGTTGTCTTTAATATTGCACAAGAACACATTAACTCTATTACTAACGGTCGATGCTGGGTAGATAAGGTTGAGGTTTTCGAACATGAAGATAATTCTGCGACTTTCAGTAGTAATGAACTCAAGTATAATACCACGACAGGTCTTAATTTTAATCAAAATCCTCTCTTACAAGTACAGGAAACTACTACAACTAATCAACAAGATCCAACACCACCATCACGCGCAGCAAACGTTGGACCAGGTCATATTTCAAACAATATGGGTAATCCGTTCGCAGGTACTTCGTGGGGTGCTTAATGACGCTTGGCGTCTAGTACCTTAACAATAAACTTAAGGATCTTACTTCTAACGATTTCAGATTCTCTAAATTCGAATGCGTGGATTTTTTGATCCACGCATTCGCTTGTATCAAAGCGTTCGTATATTTCTTGAAAACCTGATAACTTACCGATATCACTTTGATTTAAATCGCCACAAATAACATATTTTGTATTCTTACCAAAACGTGTTAATATTGTAACAAGCTCAGGTTTAGATAAATTCTGCGCGTTTAGTATAAATAATTTATATGAATAAATTTATACAAATTTTAAAAAATAACGCTGACAATAACAAATATACGAAGCGGTATATTGCTCTTATTGATTATTATTACCATAATAAAGTTAATTCAGTATATACAGAAAAGCATCATATACTACCCAAGTCATTTAGTGATATTAGTATTACAGATATAAACAATAGCGATAATATTGTTATATTAGACGCTCGTGCTCACTTTATAGCACATCTATTACTTACTAAAATGTTCACAACAAATAAATTAATGAATAAAAAAATGAATTTTGCTTTTTTTCAAATGAAATTAACAAATAAATTTCAAGATCGTAGGTATATAAACTCTAGATTTTATTCTAAAGTAAAAAAACAAATTGCAGAATATACAAGACTTTATAAAGGAGAGTGTGTTAGATATATTGACAAGAATGATATTTTATACAATAAAAAATATAAAGATTATATAACAGATGGATATTCATTAGAAATGACACCTGAATTTAAAGTAGGTCGTGTGGGTAATATGAAAGGAAAAAAACATTCATCAAAAACAAAAGAGCGAATGAGTATTGCTGCAAAGCGTATAATTCATTATGGGTTGCTAAATATGACATTAGAGCAGAAAAAAGCAGCTATAAATAGAGGGCAGGAAACTAAAAAGCAGAAACTATCTGTGGATCCACATATATATGATGAAAGTCGTGCACGTGCAAGAGAAAAAACCAAAGAACTATACAGATCTGGAGTTTTATCTAACAAAGGAGAAAATAATAGTCGCTTCGGTAAACCTGTCTCAGAAAAACAAAGGCAAAAAACATCTGAAATTAAACAGAGACGTTCTAATAGTGGCTATACACATAAAGAGACATATTTTATGTATGTTAAGCCAGCATTAGATCAAGGACTAACACTTACGGAAATTGCTATAAAGCATCCCTACTATACAGGTAGTAAAGCTAATAAAGCATACCATTTACGTCAAGTTATTAAAAAAAATATACAGCAGTATAAAGTCATTGATTGCATTTAAGTTTTCTAGCTATAAACTTAAGAATTTTACTTCTAACGATTTAAGATTCTCCAAATTCAAAGCAGTGAATGTTATTCATAACACTTTCCTCGTCGTTGAACGAGTTATAAACATTAACAAACCCGGAATTTTTAATATTACTCTGATTTTTATCGCCGCAAATAACATACTTAGTGTTTTTACCAAAGCGTGTAAGGATTACTTTTAATTCGTCTAAATCGTTATTTTGAGCTTCATCTACGATAACTAGTGCGTCATTAAAGGTTAAACCTCTAACAAAGTTAACCGGTATAGCTTGAATAATATTGTTTGCTTTGAGAGAATTACATGTACCTGTACCTGTAATTTCTGTTATTTTTTCTATAAGAGGCATAGCGTACGGTGAGAACTTGTCATCTATCTCTCCCGGTAGAGCCCCAATGCTACGTGATGCCGACTCAATAACTGATCTAATGTATATAATGCCTGTTATCTTCTTCTCCTTAAGCAGCTCGAGGCCTGCTAACACAGCAATATAAGACTTTGCAGAACCCGCAGGTCCGGCTACGAAAGCCATATTCGTGTCATCATCTTTTATACAATTATAAAACTGTTGATGATTAGTGTTGAAGTGGAAGGGTTTCTTGATTTTAAAATCAAGCATCCAGTTTTTTTGAAAAGAAGCTTCTATTTCGGAAACTTCCTCCAAACCAGCAGTTTTGCGCTTACGCGCCACTTTACGGGTCATACTTAAATTATTTAATCAAACACTTGTGTTATAACTCCATTATTATTAATATAAAAAGGTTGAAAAATAAACTCTCTAAGCTATAATAAATTTAATTATGAATATTGACTGTGATAAAGAAACCTTATTTCTATCAGATGATTTAGTATTTTACACGATTGAAGGGGAAGGTGAATATATTGGTCAACCATCTGTATTCATGAGAATGTCAATGTGTAACCTTACTTGTATCGGATTTGCATCAGAGGATTCTCCTAATGGTTGTGATTCTTTTGTGTCTTGGTCTATTAAGAATAAGATGAGTTTTAATGAAATTTTTACGTTAATGGAGTCTGAATATTATGTAGATAAACTACGTAAAGGAGCTATTTGGAAGCTTACTGGTGGTGAACCGATGATTCAGCAGAAGCAACTACTTAAGTTAGTCGAAGCGTTTAAAGAGCGATATGAATTTTTACCTCGTATTGACTTTGAAACTAACGCTACACTTAAACCTGATGATCGTTGGGTTAATGAGTTTAAAGCTACATTTACTACATCACCTAAGCTTACTACTAACGGTGATCCTGAAGAAAAGACTTATAAACCTGAAGTTCTTAAATGGCATAGAGAGCATAACTCAGGATTCAAATTTGTTATCAGTCGTTCAGAAGATATTGATGAGATCTGGCGCAAATATGTAACAGATAAAAACGATATTAATGTACCTCTAGATCGTATTTGGTTTATGCCGTGCTGTGGGTCACGTGACGAACATCTTGAAAAAGCTCCTACAGTAGCAGAATATGCTAAATCTATGAATGTTAACTTTAGTCCAAGACTTCATCTTGTACTTTGGAATCTCGCACTTAAAGTCTAAATAGTTATATGAAGCTTAGTTTTATATTCACTACACTTAATCAGTTAAAAATCGATCATTGGCAAACTAAAAGCTTTGCTGAACATAAAGCTCTAGGTAGTGCTTATGAAGAACTAGATGAGTTATTTGATTCTTTTGTAGAGAAATTCTACGGACGAGAAGGAATTACAGAGGATAAAGTAACATATACAATTAAGTTAGACTCTTATAAAGGTGACCTAGTAGCACAATATGATCAACTACGTAATTCTGTTATTGAATATCTTGATTCTATTACACAAAACCGTAATGACTTAAAAAATATTCAAGACGAAATAGAAGGTGCATTCAATCAGCTTCTATATAGGTTACAGCAAAAGTAATTTTTAGCTGTATATAACTTAAAATATGCCTTACCTTAACCATAATATACCTACGATAACTTGCTTAATTCGTAACGAGTACTTGTTTAATCATGAATCAGGATTTGATGAATATACACCTTGTGATGTTCATACAGTAACATCTATAGAGAAGAGAGTTCCATTATTTGAAGGTTTTTTGACTAATGGA